TTTTTGGATACTGGGTATTTCGACTCATGCACATTTGAGAAGACACCCTATGCTGATGCTCGCTATCCCTATCAAACGGTTTGTGATAATGGGCTCGGTCTTGCTTATTACGAGGTTCGTTGTCCAGAAAATAGCGAATTTGATCCCTCCACCTTACGTTGTAAATCGGTCTGTGAATATGGTGAGAACCCTGACGGCACCTGTATGGATGCTTGCCAGTTCAAACAGTCCATTGGCGATACGGTGAAATTGCATTGGCATCCTGCGGTCTACGGCGAACTGGTGACGGGCGCGTGCTACGGTGACTACGGTGCGACTCGATGTGAAATGACCAAAAACGAATCCACCATTATTTGTACTGGCGTTCCTGATGGACAGTACACGCCCGACTCTCAATGCTCTCTGCGCTTTGCTTACACTGGACGTCAGTGTGACGGTGGCACACTTTTCTGGGGTGTGAATGGGCCTGATGAACCCATCATTCCACCGGATACGCCAGAAGACCCAACCCATGACCCCGATGACCCAACCGATGAGATTGAAGACCCAACTGTCCTACCCGACGATTCAACCAACACGGTTAATCCCGGTGTCGTTGATGATAAACCGGATGTAGAAGACCCTGACACGGATGAATCGACAGACACGGCAGTCCTTTCTGCTATTAAAGGGCTTAATGTGGATGTGAACAAAGGCATTCATGATCTTAACGTCGATATCAACCAGTCACACGCGGATATCACCAACGCGGTGATTGATGTGAAAGGCTCTTTGGTCGATAACACCCAAGCCATTCAAGAACAGCAAATCAATGACAACAAGATTTATAACAACACCAAGGCACTCATCCAACAGGCCAACGGCGATATCACTACAGCGGTGAACAACAATACCAACGCCACCATTGGTATTCGTAACGATTTAAAAGGGCTTGGTGATTCAATGGGCGAACTCGATAGCAGCTTAAATGCGATTGAGGGTCTATTGACTGGCTCAGAGTTTGGCACACCTACAGGCACCGCTATCACTGGCGAAATCTTTACGGCAGAAGACTTTGCCAACCTGCAAACCACGATAGATGAAAAAGCCGAATCCATCCAAGGCTATGTGGACGACATTAAAGGCTTAATCACTATCGGCACCAACTTCAACAACGGCACATTAAGCGACAAGTCTTTCAATATCAAAGGCGCAACCGTTGAATCAGGACTACAGCGTTTTGATGCGGTATCGGGTTATGTGCGCCCTGTCGTGCTGTTCATTTGTGCCTTAATCGCCCTTTGGGTTCTGTTTGGTAATCGGAGTAAATAACATGGAATACATCTACTCAGCATTAGAGTTTATTGCCAACATTGGGCAAACCTTTCTCGACTTCTTTGATGTGGCGATTGAATGGATAAAGAACGCGTTTGAATACGGCGCGATGTGGCTTATCTCAGTATGGCTCGATATCAAGATTGCCTCGATACAAATCGCACTCAAGATTGCGCAGCTGCTGCTCGAAGAATATGGCGTCTATACGCTTGTCGAAGACCGCTTTAATGCGCTTCCCTCTGACGTCCGTTATATCTTGACGGAATACGGCGTCACCTCTGGGCTACGTGTCATCTTTGATGCGTTCGCTACGTCTTTAGTTATGCGTTTCTTTAACTGGTGATTGAATGGCTACTTCATTTCGATACGGTCACGGTGGCTCTTACAAATCGGCTTGCGCCGTGTGGTTTGACTTACTGCCTGCACTGCGGGAAGGTCGAATTTGCATTACGAATATTCATGGCATGCAGCCACTTGAAGTGATTGAACAACGCCTTGGTGAAAAGTTTCCTGATACGGCTCGGCTCATTCGCATTAGCTCTCGCAACCCTGAAGGCTTCGAGCTTTGGAAATACTTCTTCTGTTGGGCTCCTATTGGCGCGTTCATCCTCATTGATGAGTGTCAGCAAATCTTCTCGGTCAATGCAGGTTTCAAAATGGCGAACATACACAAGCGCCCTTTCACTGACTTTGAGCCTCACTTGCCGGAAGGATTCTCTGAGCTGTTTCACTCTCGTTGGTTAACGATTGATACGTCCAGTTTGGACAATGGCGAGATAGACGATTGCCAACGTACACGTTTTGATGAGCAAGGACGCATCATCTATCCGGAGAACTTTAACAACGCCTTTATGGAGCACCGGCACTACAACTGGGACATTGTGTTACTCACACCTGACTTTGCTCAAATTCCTAAAGAGTTAAAAGGTGTCGCGGAGTTGGCCAAGCAACATAAGGGGAAAGATGGGATCTTCTTTTCTAACCGTAAACCACGCATCTTGGAACATGACCCGACTCGAACGGTCACCAAACCAAGCAAAGACGATGTGGTTTATAACCTCAAGGTGCCGCTTGATGTCCATCTACTCTACGCCTCGACCGTCACGGGGCAAATCACTAAATCGGGGCTTGGAAAGAACATCTTTCTTAACCCGAAATTCTTAGCAGCTATGGCACTGGTCGTGCTTTCATTTGGGTACTTAGTTTATGCGCTTATTGGTATGGTTTCTGATTCTGAGACGACAACTGCGGAAGGAACGCAGCTTCATCAAACTTCGCAGCAAAGTGGCGTTTCGACTTCGCAAGGTCAAGCACGTCCTGGTCAAAGTGGTTCGCCTGGTTCTGTCATGGGTTCTAGTGGTTCTGGCTGTACGGGTGCTGGTTGCGGGAATGAGTCTTATCATGACATAGGCACCGTTCCGGCTTGGTTCCCACTGGCGAACTCAGAAAGTATCTATGTCTCTGCGGTGGAACGTTGGCATAAAGCCACCTCGATACACGTCAACGTGCATTTTGAGGTTGTCACACCACGCGGTGTGACTTACCTCGATGACGGATTCCTAAATAAGTTGGGCGTCAAGATGGAATATCTGGACGATTGCCTCGTCCAGCTGTCTCGAGGCGCATCCAACTTCTATGTCACGTGTTCGCCGTATGAGCAATATGCACAACGGCAGGAGCAAGATATTGAACTCAAACCTGTTGGCGGTTTGTTTAGTGGAGACGAAACCTAATGAATGAATACGTAACGCATGGGCAGCTGGTTGAAATCATCGAGCTGTTTGATCATCTCTCGATAGTGAACGCCGTCATTGTGGTGATCGTGTATGACCTTGCCAGATACCTCCTAGGCAAACTGGTCGACTACTTCAATTAAAGGCACGGTGCCAGCCCCGCAGGGATAAGGAGTTGCGGAGCGACGACGAGGCACCAAGCCGCCCACCTTAGCAAAACCTAGCCTCATCACTTAATCGGCGCGGTTAGCAGCCCAAAGCGACTTGGATGCTGCCGCCCTCCTTCCTGCTAGACCAGCCTTGCAGAGACTATCCACACCAAAGGCGCGTTAACCGACTGGAACGCTGCATACTCACAACGTCTAAGCTTTGCGAGTGTCGAGCAATGCTTATTCTTCTTTTCTGGGTTCTCTCCGACGGACGCGCGGAGCAAGTGAGGACGGGCTAGGACGATTGCGCGACGTGCGGCGGGAGGTCAAACCCCCGAATCTGTATTACGGGGGTAAATTCCACCATGCTTCAAAGATAAAGTACAAAGCTGGTTTAAACAAAAAGCGGTTTAATGAGAATGCTACCAAGCATTCGTAAACAATCTAAATTTATTGATGTTGAGGACATTAACTGGTAGCTTATGCGTTCTGTTGCGTTTGTGTTTAATAACTAAAATAAATCCATACATGAAGATAATACACGGTGTTCACGGAACCAGCTTCTCAAGAGCAGAGGCAATTGAAAAGAATGGTTTTCAGAAGATTAAACTTTCACCAGGAAGACATGGTAAAGGTGTATATCTTTGGAGTTATGACTCTGCCATGCCTGATACTCACTCTAGAGCTAAAGAGCTGGGTAGGCATTGGCATCATATGCGCTTTCATGAAAACGCATATAAGGATTGTATTAAAAAGAGTTGTGCTGTTCTCTCCTGTAAGTGTAAAGCTTTGCTTCTAGATTTGGAGACTTCAGAAACTTACCCTACATTCAGGGCGTTCATGGAAAAAATTAGTACGCGTCTTAGTAAAATGAAACGACCTAAAGATGTTACCAACAAAGAATTTGAAAATATAAAAGCTACAAAAGCTTATGATTTATTTGTTGACATGAAAAAAGAAGAAGATTCGACTCAATATAATGCGATTCATGTCAAGACACGAGCTCCAGAGTCTTACATTGAACAAGTTACGTCACAATCAAGAAAAGGTCCAAGTTGGGAAGTGTATACACAAGTTGGGCTTGAAAGTTGTTATGTTATACATGATACTAATGCTGTGGAACTCTTAGAAAATAAGAACTACCCACCTATTAATTAGGAGTAAAAAATGACTGACAAATTAGACATTCTGGCTAGGCTAGATGCTATGTCAGATGATGAGCTATTTGAGCGGTTAACAAGCTCTACTGATTATGGCTTAGCTGAAGTCTTAGGCACTCCAGATGAGTTCTTAGGACGTAATAGCTTCAAACATACTTATAACTATGATGCTCACAAGTCCCTGTCTTTTTCTGTAGCTAAGAATCAAACTCATACAACTCGTATGTATCACAATATCAATCGAATCAAAGAGGCGTGCGTAAGCCGCCTCGACCTCTTAAATGAACAACAATTATTGTGTGCCTAATTCATGCCAGAAAAACATCCAATCCAAATAAAATCAGTAGATTATCTCAAGCTTTTTGTAGAGAAAAATCAACACTCAGCTTCAGAAGCTCTGTCTGACAGCGGAGCATTCCAACTTCAGTCTGCACATAGTAATTTTGATGAAGAGTTAAATGAAATCTGGGTAAAGGTAACGTGTAAAATCGGTTACGATGATAACGATCACCCCTTAGAAGACACTGAATTCTGGCTCGAAGTAGCGTTAGAAGCTTGTTTTTCTGTTGATACAGAACGATTCTCCCCTGAGCATCTGCCGCATTGGGCTCATAATAATGCCACTATGGTTTTATACCCATATGTAAGAGAGTCAGTAGCAGCTTTGACAGGTAGAGTGTTTACAAAGGATAACGCTATCCTGCCATTATTGACCGTTCCACCTGTTCCTAAGTCAAAATAGTTTTCTTATGTAAAAGGCTCCTTAGGGAGCCTTTTTTTACATTAACTTCTTAAGTACTCTAGCGTACTTTAAAATTTGATGAGCAATCTTAATATCATTTGAAGCTCCTAGCTCTAAGAGTGCAACTCCAATTAATACTTGCTGCGCGGTAACCAACTGTCCTGTTGGAAGTTCTAGCCGATCATGCCTCATGATGAAGTTTTCCCACTCGTCACAAGAACTCAACTCTTTCCCCTTATTCATCCTCATCAAGCGTTTACACTCTGGAGGAATGGATTTCCCCTTATCCCATTCTTTGACCGTTCTCACAGTTTTTAAACA